ATATTTACAAAGCTTTCAAACTTATGGATGAACAAGCTACTGATGAAGCACGCCGTCAATCTGCTGCTCTGGCGTATTTTGCATCTGAGGAAATTAAGCAAGCAGCTAGAGGTCGAACAAAGGCTGGCGCGGTTGCGCAAAGAGTCGCGGATGGCGTTAGCATCTCTAAATCAAGCAAGATCGGTGAGTTCCGCTATGGTTTTGCCAGACAAAAGTTTTCAGGTGGTGCTACTACACAAACCCTATGGGGTGGTGTTGAGTTTGGTTCAAATAAATTCAAACAGTTCCCTACATATTCTGGACGGCAAGGTCGTGGATCTCGCGGATGGTTCATTTATCCAACCCTTCGCAGAATTCAGCCTGAATTGATTAACAAGTGGGAACAAAGTTTTGATCGCATTATTAAGGAATGGGTCTAATGGCAACCGGTAATCGCACATTAAAGTTATCAATCCTTGCCGATGTTGATGACTTAAAAAAGAAGTTAGGCGAAGCTGATAAAGCCGTTGAAACTAACTCAAGCAAGATTTCAGAGTTTGGAAAAAAGGCTGCTGCTGCTTTTGCTGTCGCTGCTGCTGCTGCCGTTGCCTATGCTGGCAAATTAGCCGTTGATGGGGTCAAGGCTGCGATAGAGGATGAGCAGGCACAGTTAAGGTTAGCCAATGCTTTAAGACAGGCCACAGGTGCTACTGATGCCCAAATAGCGGCAACTGAGGACATGATCCTAAAGACATCTTTAGCCACAGGTGTTGCAGATGACAAATTGCGTCCAGCCATGCAGAGATTGGCAGTATCTACAAAATCAACTGAGGAAGCCCAAAAGTTATTAACCCTTGCTTTAGATATTAGTGCTGCATCAGGTAAAGATTTAGAAACAGTTGCAAATGCTTTAGGTCGTGCTCAAGATGGAAATGTTACATCTCTTGGCAGATTAGGACTTGGATTAAGCAAGGCTGAATTATCAACATTATCTTTCACTGAAGTTCAAGCCAAGTTAGCAGAATTATATGGTGGCGCAGCAGCTACAAATGCTGAAACATTTCAAGGAAAGATTGATCGCTTAAAAGTAGGATTTGATGAAGCAAAGGAAAGTCTAGGCACAGCCTTGCTTCCACAGGTTGAAAAGTTTATTACATTTATTAACGATGTTGGTGTTCCAGCCTTGAATGGATTTATTGCAGGACTAACAGGTGATGCAGGATTAAATGCAGCCTTATTAGAAACTCAGCAAGGCGCAGCAAGTTTTGGCAGAACCATTGCAAGTATTGCAGGCATCATTTCAGGATTTATTACATTTCTAAGAGAAGCAATTGGTTTGGTTGTAAAACTTGCAAATGAGTTAATTAGAGTTGTGAATATAATTCCCGGAGTTAATGTTGGTTCATTGTCTGACCCATCAAAATCAGGTGGTGGCAAATTACCAATTGTTCCAAAATCAAACAACTCTTTTGCTAGTGGTTTAGCTAGTTCCTTGAACATTACAGTTAATGCAATAGATGGCGAAGGTGCAGCAAGAGCTGTTGCCAAGGTATTAAATAGTAGCGCATCCCGATCAAATCCAGCGTTAAATTATCAAGCGGTTAAGGCAGCAGCAGGATAATGACTGCTTGGTCGCCCGATTGGAAACTTACAGTTGCAGGTGTTGATTACACAGACATTGCAATAAGCGATATTCAGCATCAGGCTGGTCGAACAGATATTTACCAGCAACCAAATCCATCTTATTTGCAGATTACATTTGTGGCTTTATCTGGTCAAACCTTGCCATTTGACATTAACGACAGTCTAAGTTTGCAAGTCAAGAATTCAGCAGGAACTTATGTAAATGTGTTTGGTGGGGATATTACAGATTTAACTGTGAGTGTTGGAGCAACTGGATCAATTGCAACTGTTATTCAATACACAGTTCTTGCAATGGGATCACTTGTTAAATTAACAAGAGAATTGTATTCAGGCACAATTGCTCAAGATGAAGATGGCAACCAAATCTATGATCTATTGTCTAGCGTATTACTTGGCTCTTGGAATGATGTTCCAGCAGCTACAACTTGGTCAGGATATGATGCAACTGAAACATGGGCTAATGCGCTAAATCTAGGACTTGGTGAGATAGATCAGCCGGGCTTATACACAATGGAAAACAGAGCAGCCGAAGTAGATACCATTTTTAACATTGCTCAACTAATAGCAAATTCAGCATTTGGATATTTATATGAGGACAATGAAGGAAATATCGGATATGCGGATGCAGACCACAGGCAAACTTATCTCTTAGCCAATGGGTATGTTGATCTTGATGCTAGACATGCATTAGGTCAAGGACTAAGCACAATTACTCGATCAGGTGATATTCGAAATGATGTGTATATTAATTATGGCAACAATTTTGGATCTCAAGAAACAGCAACCTCAGTAAGTTCAATTGCAATTTATGGCTATAAAGCCGAAAGCATTCAATCAGTCCTTCACTCAGCTGTAGATGCTCAAGCTGTGGCAGATCGCTATATTGCCCAACGAGCATTCCCACAACCAACATTCCAAAGCATTACATTCCCAATCACAAATCCTGAGATTGACAATAGTGATCGGGATAATCTGCTTGGCGTATTCATGGGGCAACCTCTAAATATCCAAAACTTACCTACTCAAATTTCAAGCGGTGAGTTTGAAGGATATGTTGAAGGATGGTCATGGAGCACTAGGTTTAACGAATTATTCCTGACAATTAACTTGTCGCCTGTGGCTTATAGCCAAGTGGCAATGAGATGGAATACCGTTCCAATTGGGGAGCGTTGGAATACCTTATCCACAACATTGACATGGGAATACGCTACAATCGTATCCTGAGAATAGGACAAAATGGCAACCACTACTAATTACAGTTGGACAACACCAGACGACACCGCGCTGGTTAAGGATGGCGCAGCAGCCATTCGATCACTTGGAACTGCAATCGATACAACAGTATTCACAAATGCTGGTGCAGCAATCAATAAAACAATTGTTGATGCTAAAGGTGATTTAATTGCAGCAAGTGCAGCCGATACGGTTGTTAGAGTTGCTGTTGGAACGAACGGACAATATCTCAAAGCTGATAGCACAGCATCAGGTGGAGTTGCTTGGGATACATTACCTGCATCTGGTGGACTTACTTTAATTTCAGAAACAACTGCTAGTGCTGCAACTGACATAAATTTAACATCTATTCCGGGAACTTATAAGCAATTGATGTTAGTTTGGTCTGGATTATATCCAAGTAATACAAGTACAACTTGGGGTTTAAGATTAAATAATAATAGCACTGCAAACATTTATGAAGGCGTAATTTCTACTGGTTCAACAATTGGTTCATTTTCTACGACCGATGGTGATGATGCTAATAATGGTTATGGATTATTTGGTAATGGAGCACAATCATCATCAACAGATTATCAAATGCAATCAAAAGGCGTTTTGTTAATTGATAATTATGCTTCAACAAGTAAATTTAAGTTTTACAAAGGCGATGCTTCTTGGCGAGCCAATGGTAGCGTTTATAGAGAGCCAAGAGTTACTGCTGTTTTCAAATCAACTTCTGCAATTACTTCAATTGATATTGTTAGATTAAGTGGTACAGGAACTTTGACAAATGCAACATCAACTTCAATCAGATTGTATGGGTTATCATAATGAGTAAATTAATTGTTAATTGCGAAACAGGTGAAGAAATTGTCAGGGAATTAAACAAAGCCGAAAAAGATCAGCATAAACTTGATGAGGCAAAAGCAGTTGCAGCAAGAGCCGAAGCAGATGCCAAAGAATCAGCACGACAAGCAATTCTTGATCGTTTAGGTTTAACTGCCGATGAAGCAAAATTGTTACTTGGCTAATGAAGGCTTGGTTATCTAAAGCTGCTGTTCAGTTAAGAGAACAAACTGATGATTGCTTCCCAGAGCGTATGCGTCAATCTGATGGGTGGATTGGTGATACTCGACATAGCACAACAAAGTCTGACCACAACCCAGACTGGTCATCAAATGGTTGTGTTAGAGCAATTGATATTGACGCTAGGCTTTCTGACGACAAAGGGCTTTCAGCGTATTTGGCAGATCAGATTAGATCCTACGGGAAATCTAGTGGGCGTATCAGTTATGTAATTCATCAAGAGAAAATTGCATCACCTTTGCTAGGTTGGCGTTGGCGTAAATATAAAGGCTTTAATAAACATAATCATCATATCCATGTATCTTTCAAAAAAGATCAAGACAACAATTCAGCGTTCTTTGATATCCCACTACTAGGAGGCAAGTCATGAAACTAACTAACAAACACAAAGCAGCAATTAAGTCATATCTAAGAGCTGTTGCAGCCTCTGGTATTACTGTCCTATTGGCAATCGTTGCAGACATTCGACCAGAATTAGCAATTCTTGCTGGTGCGTTAATTGCACCTCTTGCAAAAGCAATTGATCCAAGTTCAGGCAAAGAAGCTGATTACGGCGTTAATGCGAAATGACACCGAACGAATGGGTTGGATTAAGCGTTGGTCTTTGCGCCATCGCAACAAGTTTATTAGTGGGTCTGCGCTGGGTTATTAAGTCATACCTGCAAGAACTTAAGCCTAATGGTGGCTCAAGCATGAAGGATCAATTAAACAGATTAGAACAGCGTGTTGATGATCTGTATTCTTTAATCGTTAAGCGATAATTTATTTTATGGCGAACACACGCAAATCATCGAAACGCAAAAAGATCAATAGGCGTATCGTTCGCCGTTCTCCTGAGCCATTAACAAAAATGGATCAACATTACTTGGCTTTACATACCTGTTACACAGCTGCAAGAAAAGCAGGTTTTTCGCCTGAGCACGCATTTTGGCTCATGACGGAAGTAAAAACATTTCCGAATTGGATCGTGGGAGATGGCGGAATTATTCCATCAATAGATCCAACTGACGATCAGGATGATGATTAAGCGGATCGCGTTTGTAAGTGACCTTCAAGTTCCATTTTTTAATGAGAAGGCAACAAAGTCATTAGGTAAATTTCTTACCAAATGGAAACCCCATCGCACGATTTGCATTGGTGATGAAATAGATCTTCCACAGCTTGGTGGTTTTAATGCTGGAAGTATTGATGAAATGGTTGGCAATATCCATGAGGATCGAGTGCTTACTCAAGAGGTTTTAACTTATCTTGGCGTAACCGATGTTTTAGGCAGCAATCATGGAATTAGACTTTACCGATCAATCAAGAAACGATTACCCAGTTTCTTAAATCTGCCTGAAATGCAGTATGAAAAGTTTTTAGGTTATGACAAATTAGGCATCAAGTTCCACCCTTATGGCTTGGACTGGGCTCATGGTTGGACTGCCGTTCACGGCGATGCTTTCCCTCTTAGCCAGGTGCCTGGTCAAACAGCCTTAAATGGCGCTAGGAGGCTTGGAAAGAGCGTAGTGTGTGGTCACACCCATAGATTAGGGCAATCAGCCTTTACAGAGGCATCTAGAGGGCAATTAGGGCGAACTGTGTGGGGTGTTGAGGTTGGCAATTTAGTAGATTTAAGCAGTTCAGGCATGGCATACACAAGAGGTTACGCAAATTGGCAGACTGGTTTCGCTGTGGCTTATGTGCAGGATCGCAAAGTGCAGGTTATTACTGTTCCAATTAATGCCGATGGCAGCTTTATATTTGAGGGTAAGGTCTATGGGGCTTGAAACCGATTATAGGGATCGTTCGATTGATGACCATATCGATAAATTTGAGGATATTGGCGTTATCTAATCGTTATAAAACACGCCGAAAGTAATTAACCAAAGGTCATTGCTTTAAGTCATACTTTATGTATCACCCACAAGATATGTGGAGGATATGTAAGGGAGCAACATGTCACTAAGAGAAGCTGCATTTATGTGGTTCTACATAATGCTTGGATTAGGCACAATTTATTGGATTCACTCAGCAATTAAAGAAAACTATGGGCAGACCATGTATTGGCGTGGTCGTAAACATGGCTTTGATATGCACCGCAGAATTACCGATGCCAAGCGAGATCAAGTATTTGACTATGACAAAAACTGAAAGCCTGTTTGATGAGGTCATTACTACGATCCAACAGCGCGGAAGTGTCTATGGACATCCATACTACAACCACAAAAGAATTGCGGGCTTATGGTCTGCATATCTCGACTTCCCAATTACACCACACCAAGCTGCACTATGTATGGCGTTGGTCAAGGTTTCTAGGCTTAGTGAAACCCCAGATCATTACGACAGTATCAAAGACTTCATTGCCTATGGATCTGTCTATAAAACTGTGCTTGATGCAGTCCAAGATGAAAACTGGGAGGACTAACTAATGGCTTTCAATCTGTCTGAGTATGAAGATGTGGCTACTTTGAACAAATGGTTCATTCAAAATTTCCCATCAGGAAGATCTGATATTTCAGTAATTAGCCATGATGCAGTCAATGGTTATATATTGGTTCAATCAACTTTGTGGCGAGATAGCAAAGACGATCAACCAGCTGTAAGCAACATTGCATTTGGATCTAGAGAAACTTATATTCCTAACATGAAGAAGTTTTATGTTGAGGATACTGCGACAAGCGCATTAGGTAGAGCAATCATTCTACTTAAAGGC